TATAGGTTGGCATACAACATTATGTGATAAACACTATGAAGAACATAAATCAAATATTCAAAAATAATAAACATCTAATGGATGAACCAGAAGTAATGGAGTTAATAGAGTATTGCCGAGAATTGGAAGGTGATATTATGGATGTTGAAATAAACAAACAATACGATAAGGAGGAGGTATTACTTAATATCGTAAAAGAAATCTATAGTAGTTGTCGTCAGCTGATAAAAGATGAGGAGGAATCCGTAAGATTTGGTGAGACACCAAGAGTTGATTTTGAGAAATCTGTGATTAACCTTAAAGAATATATTGAAGATATAAACAGGGTCTATAAATTTGGATTATGAAAAAAATAACAATAAGTGAAAATTGTTTTGGTGTTGATGTAGAGATAGATGATGAATCTTTATTTACTCATGAATATGAAAAAAGAACTCCTGAGTATGTTAGTGATCTTCAGGATAAGATGATTGATAAAGTAAGATCATTAAAAGATAAATTAAGTATGAGCGATTGGGTAGATATTGCCAACATTATTATTGATAAAGGTGATGAGTTTGAATTTGATGTTGAAAATTCAAAGGACTACGAATCTTGTGATCAATGTGGTAATTGGAACTACAACCATATATATGTAAAAAAAGAAAAGAACAATGAATAAGATTATTATAATGGAAAAGGAACCATATTTGGTTTCGGACGACGAGATCCAAATTGGTGATGTTGCAATAGTAACAGTTGGAGGTCAGTACCCTTCAAAGGTAGTATGTGAAAACGAAACGGTATTATCTTTAATTAAAGAACCAAAACTAACTTTAACCAAAAGTTATAAATTGATTGGAGATCCTGATAAAATAAAACTACCTGAATCTAGAATTAACAATATAATTGAGAACGGTGGAATATGTGATGTTACATTAGAGGGATCAGAAATTAAATTTATTACGGTATGATGTTAATTGAAGGTATTTTACATTTGGTTGGCATTAGTTTTTTACTTATTGTTATGCCAATATGTTGGATTATAAAAAACTATAAAAATAAAAAATATGGTCATAGAAATTAATAATTTTTTATCGTATGAAGAATGTGATAATTTAATAGATTTAGCTTCAGACACTTTTGATGAAGTTGGTGTTCTTGGTGAGAGTATTGAAGGATATAGAGTTGCAAAAGGGGCTTGGTTAGATGAAGAACATGGGGATGTTGTTATAAAATATAGAGATCTTATTTCTGAGACGACCAAATTACCAAAAATTAACATGGAAAGTATTCATGTTGTTAAATATGGTGTTGGTGAAGAATATAAAGATCATCACGATTTTTTTCATCCTGGTGAAGAATACTATGAGGATGAGCTCAGTAGAGGTGGACAAAGATTAAAAACGGCTTTGGTTTACTTAAATGATGATTTTGAAGGTGGAGAAACAAATTTCCCAAATTTAAATATTAAAGTTGATCCTAAAAAAGGTAAACTTGTATTGTGGGACAACATTAAAGATGATGGTTCTTTAGATTATGATAGCCTTCATGCTGGATTACCCGTAAAAAGTGGTTATAAGTATATTGCGGTAATTTGGATTAGAGAGAATGAATTTTATTAAAAATTTGTTTTATTTAAAAAATAATTACTATATTTGTCCAATAATATAATTTTATGGACCCAATCAAAGCAAATTTATTAAGTCAAACTTTGGAAATGACATACACCCAAGAGGCGGATTGTTGTACAACTGAGGAACAATATTTAACGATCAAAACTGATAATGGAGGTGGTGGTGATTTTTATGTTATTGAAACCAAAAGATGGGCTTTTGATACTGTTGAAGAGATCATTGAATTATTAAATCAATTTAAAGAAAAACACCTTAAAATAAAAGAAGAAAATCTATGAAAAAGTTAATATTAATTACTTTAGTTGGGATGGTATTGTTTTCTTGTAAGAGAAAAGAATACAAATATGAAATCCATGGGAAAGTTTATATTCCAACATCAGGAGTGAATCCGATGCATGATGCAATATGGTACACAGATACAATAGGTTTTGATGGTGACACAATCTATTACTTTAATAGTGATGGATCTGAAGTTAGAATAAAACCTCCTTACATTTTAATTGATAACTCGAAATGAAGATAGGAATAACTTGCTCCTGTTTTGATTTATTTCATGCGGGACACGTAAAGATGTTGGAGGAAGCTAAAACTCAATGTGATTATTTAATTATTGCGTTACAAACAGATCCAACAATTGATAGACCAGAAAAAAACAAACCAATACAATCGGTCGTTGAAAGATATATTCAACTTAAAGGTTGTAAATTCGTTGATGAGATCATACCATATGAAACTGAAAAAGATTTAGAAGATCTTTTTAACACATTAAAATTAGATGTTAGAATTATTGGTGAGGACTATAAGGGTAAAGATTTCACCGCAAAACAAATATGTTTAGATAGGAGTATTGTGTTATACTACAATGAAAGAAAACACAATTTCTCAAGTACAGAACTTAAAAAAAGAATAAACAATGGCAAAAATTGATGAATTAAGAAAAAAATACCCAAGCGTTATTAAATCCGTAAGTGATAAATTTTTTGAAGGTGATAAAACACCAACCAAAAAATATCTTGAATTTATGTTTAAGATGTGGTCAACAAAAAATGATCGACCAACTGAGGGGGTTTCTGCTGCTCAATATGTTAAAATAATTAATGAGTTTGATCAGTTGTTACCATATATTCAAAATAAAGACATATATAGTGGTCAATATAAATCTATGATGCAGTTATTTAGAGTGGTTGATAACGCTAAAGTATTAAAAGAGGAAAATGAATTTGTTCGTGAAGATCATGTTGATGTTTTAATTGAAAATGATGAATATATTTTAATCAGACCTAGAACACATCAGGGATCCTTAAAATATGGGGCAAATACAAAATGGTGTACCTCTAGTAAACAATGGCCACATACTTTTAACAATTATACTCGTGACGGGTTTTTATATTATCTAATCTCAAAAAAAGAACGTAATAGAAACTACGATAAAGTGGCTTTTTATAGTGAGGATAAACGTAATCTAATTAGTGGGCAATATAAAATCTTCAATCAAATTGATACTGAGGTGAATGATAAAGCGTTCACCACAAACGGATGGTCCTCATATGATCTTTTTGAAATTACGAGTAAAATTAGATTACATTCTCATGAGATCCATACGATTGAAAAAACTAAAAAAGATGTTGAAAAAACATTAGAAACAATTAAAAGTATAAATTTAGATGAATTTTTGCGACAAATTAATCTATTAGAAAAATACGGAAACGAAGGAAAAATTGAGGGTAAAGAAGAAATGGAAAAAATAATCCAAACTTTAAGTAAAAAAACAGAAGATTTATTTGGTAAATCTAAAATTAATGTGTAGATTTGTACCTCACAAGTGATAAATTAATAATTTAATTATGAAGTAAATGTTTAAAACAGAAAAGTTAGGACTATGGGGAGTCATAATACTAACAACGATCTATCTCTATCTAATCAATTTATATTTTGAATATATCCTTAGTAGAGAGGTGGCAAGTGAAATCCAAATTGTTGTAAGTTTAGTAGCCTTGGCTTACACAATTTTTCAAGTAAAATTAATAGTAAAAAAGGCAGTTAGTTTATTTAAAAAAGAAGAAAAAAATGATTAGTATTGTATTATTTATTGTGTTTATTGCTATTGGGGCAATGATGTTTTTATCAGGTCGTGCAAATGACGATGACCGTAGAACTATAATGGGAATTGCCGTTGCGGTGATTGGAATTTTGGTTACAATATTCCAACCATATTCAATTGAAAAAATTGATTCGGGTCACAAAGGATTAAAAATTAATTTGATTGGTAATCAACGAGGAGTGTCAAGTTATCAATATAAGACAGGTTGGGTTTTTTATAATAGTTGGACAGAACAAGTTTTAGAGTTCCCAACATACCAACAACATATTGAATACGAAGATCAAGGTGTGATCCTAAAAGGTGGGTTCTCTGCGACTATTAAACCAACGTTCAACTATTCATTACGTGAAGATGCGATTGGAGATATGTTTGTTAACTTAAGAAAAGATATCAAAGAGATTGAACAAGGTTGGTTGAAAAATGCCATTATCGGAGCGGTTAATGATGTTGCTAATACATGGGAAGTAGATAGTATCTTTAATCACCGACAAGCATTTGAGGCGGCTATTGTAACCGAATGTAATGTACGTTTATCTAAGTGGTTTAATGTGTCTCAATTACGAACTAATATTATCCCACCTGATGCATTACAAGAATCTATTATAGCAAAAACAAAGGCAATCCAACAAGCGGAAGCATCAGAGCAACAAGCGATCGCTGCGATCTCTGAAGGTAGACGTAAGGTGGCTGTGGCACGAGCTGACTCGGCAGAAACTATCATCAACGCACAAGCGGCGGCATTGGCAATCAAAATTAAACAAAACCAATTGTCTCCATTGTATATTGAATATGTTAAGTGGAATGCTTGGGATGGGAAACTTCCTACAACAGTGGCTGGTGGATCAGGAACTTTATTAAACATTAAGTAATTCACTAATATTATAATTAAACCCCATCTTTTTTACAGGTGGGGTTTTTTATTTAAAAAACTTTTATTATATTTGTATTATGGAAAAAAGAAGTACACACTACGGAGACGTACAAAAATGGATTGAGAAAGTTATTGACTCTTGTGAGACATATGAACAAACTCGTTCAGCAAGAGTTTTAGTTTGGAATTTTGAAAAACAAATGATTAGAAATAAAGTAGATAGTGGTATTCTTTATACTATAGGACATTATTTACGTGACGTGATTAGTTACAAAGTTCAGGCAATACGAGGAAAATATTTAGAATCATAAAAAATAAAACAATATGGAAAATAAAATAGATAAGATCGCGATAGCAATTGGAATTGTTATTGGTTGTGTTTTAGGTAGTATCATGTCGTACTCAATGTTGAAGGACGCTAAAAAATGTGAACTACTTGTTGAAGAAAATAAAATGTTGAGAGATATGCTCTATGAAGTGCAAAATGATGGTCAGTAAATGAAAGGTACGTTAAGATATTTTGAACCTGATGAAGAAACGGGTTACAAAGGTAATTGGGCAATACAGATACCTACTGAAAAACCTTACAATAATACATTCTCACTTTCTGATGAAAGTATGAAATGGATTGAAGAAAACAATCCACCAAAAAAAATTGATGTTGATTTTGTGGTAATTTGTGATTGTCATTATGATGAGGAAACAAATACTGCTAAACACGCATTAGTTGCCACAATAAAATAATAAATAAAAAATTAATGGAAAATTACGAAATACTTGAAAATGGTTTAATAAAACAAAAATCTATCGTTAATAAGATCCAAACGTATGATACAAAATATGTGGATGAAAGATATAATCAATATGGTGAAAAAGGACCTCAAATGGCTGGTATCCGACTTGGATATTTAGTTGGGACTTTAGGTTACTGGCCACAATCTATACTGGATATTGGATATGGTAATGGTGATTTCCTAAAGGTGTGTAAAGGTGTCATTGAGTCATATGGTAATGATGTGTCAGGATATCCAGTACCTGAAGGTGTTACTTATAGTGATAATATATTTGATAAACATTATGACGTGATCTCATTCTTTGATGTATTGGAACATTTTGAGGAAATTGATTTCGTAAAAGATTTGGATTGTAATTACGTCTA